TATACAGACCAGTTGTTATGAATTCTTCAGTAGCGGTGAGTTTTACTATCGACTATATTTTAAGATTGGTTAATAGAGATACACAAGAACAAATCATTAGAAATTCTACTATTACGTCTAGAGACGTTGGAGTTTACGGCAGAAAATTACAAAAGATTTATCTAGGCAAAGTTCCAGAAGTAGTAAAAGTCTACAATAAAGTTATTGACGAGAACAAGACTCAGATTGTAATCGGAGGAAATACTGTTAACGTACAACAGAATCAAACAGGACAAGTTGCAGGAACTCCGGTACAAACTCAAGTCGTAGTAAACACAGTCTATAGAGACAGATCAACTGTATTAGCTAAGATTTCTCCAGTAACGATAACAGTAAATCAGAACACAGGTGGCTAATATAATACAGACAAACACTCTAACAACAGTTACACCCACTAGTTACAATTATCTAGTGCAACCAACTACTCCTAATTCTAGAGAGTATTTACCAGGCGATGGAACTTTGGTTGTACCTGATTTTGATAGTTATGTGATGTTTGATTTTTCGCAGAGGCTTCAAGATAATTCGCTAGAAGAAACAGATCTTTCAGGAGCTGGCCAAATTTATTTGACTTTTATCGATGATCAAAGACAGGTAAAAATATCTGCTTTGCAGAACATGGTCAACGTGGACAAGACTATCGGTCAGGCTGTTTTTAAAATAAGCAAAGACCAGAGTTCTGCTATATTCCAACTATCTAATAGATATTATTTTATTTCGACTGCAGTTTCAGTAGGTTCTGCCGTAGTAAATGAAACGGTTCTATATTCAGGAGTTTGGCAAAAATCAAATGAGACTGAAAGAGTTACTTTTTCTGATAGACTTAGAATATTGAACGAGAGACTTAGAGAATCTGACCTTCAAGTTATCACATTGCAAGCTGAAGTTGATATTCTAAAGAACAGGAAGAAAAACTTAACAGAAAGAAGTCTTCAACTAGATTCTATAATAACTGATCTCAAGACTCAAATAGGTTCAACTAGCGAAAGCATTTCTCAAATAGAGGCTAAAGTAGAAAAAGAACAAGAAGCTGCTACAGTCTTAGCAGAAACTGCAGCAGAAAAAGCCGAAGAAGACAAGAAAGCCGAAGAAGAGCAAATAGCTAAAAAATCTAAGAGAAGAAAAGCTAAAATAGTAGAAACAAAACAGAAAGTTCCTTTTTCTAAAAAGATAGGAGGCTTCTTTAAAAATCCGCTCTCAGCTATTGCTTTCGTATTAAACCCTATTGGAGGTATATTAAGTGCAGGCTTGAATAAAAAATACAACGTAAACTATACTTTGGAACTTGAAGATACAAAAGAAAAAGTACAAGTAAGAAGATTTGTTTACATCTATTCTGATTCTGCAAGTGCAGGCACTTTGGCAAAGCAAGTTGATGCATCATGGTTCACAATAAAAGATAGTGAAGGTGGAAGACCTACAGCCGGAAAGGTTAACGTAATGGCTCTAATAGAAAAGAGATTGGATCAATTTGATGCCAAAGAACAATTCAAGACTATGGTTGGAACCGATCCAGTAAAAGAGCCACCAGTTCCTTATAATGATAGCAATAAGAGCGCAACTGCATATTATCTTGGAAGCGCTGATAACTACTATTACAAATATGTAGTCTATGCTCGAGACGTAGATCCAAATAAAAAAATAACTGAGCTCATAGGCGAAGTAGAATTATAATTATGACAGATATTTTAGTCAGTCCGTTTGATAACTTCTTTCTATTTACTATAGAATCGCAGATGAATGGGATGAGAGTAGCAACCGATCTTTCGGTTTATCGTGAAGCCTATCTTACATTTAAAGACAATGAAAACTACGCAGTAAGAACGAAATCATCGCCTTTATTCGGACAAGGTTCAGCCAGACAGGGTGAAGTGACTTTTTCTGTTCTTTCTTATGATGCTAAACAGGCTCGTAAAATCAAAACAAAAACTTTTCTTATTTCAGTAATTAGAGACTATCCTGACGGTGCACAAGACGAAACTGTAATTTTTACCGGAACGTGGGATCTTTTTGAACTTAGCGCAGAACTCGAATACAATGCAGCTACTGTAGGTATAGAAGAAAAAACACAGGCTAATGTATCTAGACTGCAATCTCTCACGAGTGAGAAAGTAATTTTAGAAGCTGAAATTGCTGTACTAGAAACTGTGATATCTTCTAAAGAAATAGAAAAAAATTCTTTAGAAACTACGCTTAATGCAAATCTGGCAAAGCTTTCTTCTCTACAAACTAGTGGACTTACTAATACAGGTTTGGCTCTAAATATAACAAGTTTGCCTTCTGATGTTACACAGGAAAAAGGCACAAAAGCCAACGTAGTGGTTCCTATAACTGAAACAGAACCTAGTGTGATAGCAGCACAGAAAAGAAGAGGTTCTTTAAGAAGAATAATGAGCACTGGTGATCTAACAAATATCAATTTCAAATAATGTTACAGAGCGCAAAAAGCAACCAATTTAGATTCAATTTTCCTAGGGCTTTCATACCTGAAGCAATTGCAGCTAAATATGCAAAATACATGAACAGGATTCCTGGCAACATAATTAGTGATCCGTTGGATCTCATTAATTATTCAGTGCAATCTGTTACATTACCGAGTTTTTCATATACGCCGGTTGAACAAGTAGATTTTCCCGGAACAAAGAGGCAATACAGATCTTCTTTACCGGTGACAGAACTCTTTGCCAAAGAGCTTACGATCGGTATGCAGATGTTTGACGGTCATTTTAATTATTGGATGATGTACGAGATTTTTCAATACTATTACGAATTTAGGGAAAAGAGTCCTTATCTGCCTGATGGCTTTAGACTTCAGATGGTGGACGGTGAAGGCAATATCCTGGTCACTATCGGATTACAGCGAGTTCTTTTTCAAAGTGTGCCTGATCTTAATCTTAACTTCTCAACGAATACACCTGAATTCAAAACGTTTGATACGGTTTTTGTCTATAATAACTTGAAAGTAGACCTTGAATTTCAATAATATATAGACAAAGAAGAATTATGAAAGACATGCAATCATTCAATGAGTTCATAGGAGAAAAAGAAGATTTTCAAGCTTTTGAAGCAATAATGAACGAATCAGTTGATCAAAATGCTATAGATGAAGCTGTTGAAGCTTTTATCAAAAAAGCAAAAGACAACGGTTATACAATAGAACAACTACAGGAAGAACTTGCGAATGAAGGCTTTATCGGATCTATACTCGGAGGGCTTACGGGCTTTGCTTTAGGTCAATCAGTCGGAAAAATAGTAGCAAATGCATTAGGAGTCGAAAAAGGTCTCCTATTCGATCTTCTTACCAGTAGACTCGTTGGAGCTGCTATTGGTTTTAATTTAGGAAAAAGAATTTAAAATATGAAACACGTATCAACACTAGAAAGCTTTCTTAACGAAGCCTACGACGGAAATCTCAAAGATTTTCAATATGAATTTCCTTTGCATTTTGAAAATGAGACCGGCAATAATCCTAATGCAATCAAAAAAATAGCTAAAGCAGGCAAAGGCTACGAGGTTAGAACTTCTACTTATATGAGCGAGCCTGAAATGAAAAAGGTTGGAGATGCAATGAATTTAAAGTTAGTCAGCTATGAAAAAAGCACTAATGTCGCAATTACGGTTTATGAATCCGAAAAAACTTTAAACGAAGGTGTAGTTTCTATCAAAGGTGGTCGAATCTTGGCTCACAAAGTTCTCAACAAGCTCGTTGACATGGAAATCATTCCCGTGAAAAAGAAGACTGAGGATCTAGTAGAAGCTATTGCTTCTCTTTTAGCTACAACATCTATGTCTGAATCTCTTAACGAAGCTTTCGAAGTTATTTACACTAATCAACACGTCAGAGGAAGCAAAAAATTCAGCGACAGATCAAAGGCAATGTCATTTGCAAAAGAGCTGATTGCACAAGGCGCAAATGAAGTCGATGTTTTTAATGCAGGCGGAAATTTTAATTCATCTGCCGATACCGGTGCGGTGATAGCTTGGTATGGTAACGGTACTTATATGGACAACATGTCTAAAAAAGATCCTAAACTTGCAGCTAAGAAGATCGATGAATCAGAACTCAACGAAGGAATGGTGCAAATAGCCGGAAAAAACAAGCCATCAGGTGCTAAGGTCTTAGCCACTATCATCGTTGACGATCTTATGAAGAAAGAATATTTGAAGCCAGGCGCTGATAAGGTGAAGTCTTACTTAGTAGACGACGTTCAGGATGTAATTATGAACAACACATTCTAAAAAATCATATTAATGAAACACGTAAAATTATTCGAAGACTTCGTAAACGAAGCTCTTTCTTCTAAAAAGCCTAATGAAGTTATAACTATTGACTTAGATATGGCTTGGGATGATTCAGATACAGAAGAAGACAAAGCCGCAAAAGATGCTTTCAAAAAATACAACATCAAAGTAAAAGAGGTTAAAAGCAATCCTGGAACTTTTGACGTAACAGGCAAGAAAAAAGACATCTTAGGTTATCTACAGAGCGAATTTTATGAAATGGACGCTGATGATATCAAAGAATATTATCCTGAACTGTTAGAAGGTAATTCTGAAGATACACACGAGATCAAGATACATGAAGCTATCGACATCAAATATTGGACAGATTATAACACAGATACTTCTGGACAGAGCGATCCAGAATATGCCGACAAATCGAAAGATTTCGAAGGCACCTTCAAAGAAGCTGTAAAAGACTGGAACGATATGGGAGAAGATCCAATAACTAGCGGAGAAGCTGACAAAGTTAAAAAGATCGCGAAAGAGTTCTTCAATAAAGCAGGTTGGATCTCTGTTAACGTTTGCCACGCAATGATTGCACAAGAAGCTTAATCACCCTTAACACTCTCTATTTTGCATATAGGCATAGACTTTTCAATTAATAGCCCTGGTATTTGTATCAGGGCTGATCAACTTTCTTTCGTAGGTTTTTACAACGACCAAGGAAAATTTCCGGTCAAAGATCCAAAGGGCTACATGGTACATAGAGAGATTTCAGCTCTTCATGACGTAAGCATAGTACATTTCAATAGGAGAAGAAAACACGATGACTATTGTATCGATCAGGCTCAAAAGATCGAGGACAGCCACACTCTGGCGACTCTCATCTCTTCACACGTTCCTGAAGCTGCACCAGTCGGACTCGAAGGCTACAGCTACGGTTCTAAGGGAAACTCTTTCATTGATCTTATTGCGTTTAACTCAGTTCTGAGAAACAGGCTTTGGTTAGACGGACATCAGGTCTCGGTCTATACTCCTTCGCAGGTGAAGACTTGTGCAGGGAAGGGAAACTTGAATAAGCAAGGAATGCTCTTGGCTTTTATTGAGAATCGTTCAGGTGATGAGCTCTTAGAAGGATCTGCTTTGTGGCATTGGTGTGTCGAACGGCGAGATCTTGTCCTTGGAGAGATACCTAAACCCATAGACGACTTAGTAGACTCTTACTGGATCAGTAGGCTCCTGTCGCTGGCTTAGAGACTAGTCTACCCTCCACAACAGCTCCATTAACTTTTATATAGTGCTGCGCGCACTTTGTTTCAAAAATCTAACATTTTTTTAAAATTATTTTTTCACAGAAAAAAATTAAAAATTTTACTGACAAATTTGAAACTTATAGGGTAACTCGCAATATATAGACTAAGTAAGTAATTAAAATGGCAATCAACTGGCATCAAATGGCAACCCCGGGAAAAACCAATGAGATATCAGGCGAAAGCATTTTTAATGCTTATGAAAACAATTTAAAAACTAAAAGGCAATTAAAATGGCAAAAGAATTTGACATCTTCAACCTCAGCGTCGATGATATCGACAGCTACAAAAGATCAGAAAGCAAAGGCAGTGATCTTTACAAACCCACAGCAGACCAGGGTAAAGACGGGGTCTACACTTCATTAGTAAGATTCGTACCGAATCCGAAAAATCCACAAAAATCTATCGTTCGCAAGTTCGTCTACTGGTTAGAGGACTCTGAAGGCAAGGGATCGTATTACGACTCTCCATCGACTATCGGTGAGAAATGTCCAGTACAGGATCTTTTCTTCAAGTTAAGAAACAGTGACTCTGCGGTCGATAAGAAAATGGCAGAAAAACTTAAGAGAAGAGAAATTTACTATTCTCTAGTTCAAATTGTCAAAGACTCACAAAATTCTGACATGGAAGGTCAGGTAAAAGTATTCAAGTACGGCTACCAGATCAAACAGAAGATCGACGAAGAGTTAAACCCTCAATTCGACGAACCTTGTCAAGTATTTGATCTTTTCGAAGGCAAAAACTTTGAACTTAAGGTTACGAAGAGTGCAGGCTACAACAGCTTTACTGCTTCTAAATTCCAAGGTAAGAAAACAGCTATTAACATCGATGGTTCATTCATGACCAACGGCGGAGAAGACAGAAAAAAGATCATGGAATATCTAACAGATGTGCCTGAACTTGATTCTTTCGATTTCAAGCCTTGGGATGATTCTACTAGATCTTCTGTAGAAAGAATTCTCGACAATTACCGTTCTCCTGGATCGGCAATTGGTAATGTTAGTAGAGGTGGCAAGAAAGAAGAAAGCTATTCAGGCTTCGACGATCTTAACTTTGATGATGCAAAACCTGCACCAAAAAAAGAATCTCCAAAACCTGCAGTTGAAGAATCTTCAGCATCAGCAGATGATGGAGATGATCTAAATGATTTCTTAAACGGTCTAGACATCTAATATGCAACTAGCTGACAATATAAAGTCAGAGATTGCAGAAAGAGTACAGTCTATCCTTCAGAGAAGTCACAAATCGTCTGAAAAGGCGAGATTGAAACAGATGCATCAGAGGTTAAATTTTGCATGTCCTTATTGCGGAGATTCAACAGATGATGACAGGAAAAAGAGAGGCAATCTCTATTGGGAAAGCCTCTCTTTCCACTGTTTTAATTGCGGAAAGCATAGAGACGCTGATTCATTCTTACGAGATTTTGAAGAAGGTTTCGAAGGTGATATGAGAGTAGAACTGGTAAAACTCGTTAGAGAAAGAAAGAAATATGAAGTATCAAACTCTGTTAAATTCGATCTTTTTCTACAAATTGACAATCTCTCAATACCTAAGAGTGAAATATTTCATGCTCTTAATGTCTATCCTATCAATGAAAGAACTAAAAGAGCTCATGCTTATCTGAGAAGCAGATTGCTTACAGGTAACATTGAAAGATTCGGTTTTGATCCTAGAAAAAACATGTTATATGTTTTTAATTTGGACACTTCTGGTGAACGAGTAATAGGATACCAGGTTCGTAACTTAGGAGAAAGCAGTGCAAAATATCTAAGTTATAACATCGAAAGAATGTATAGCAGATTGAATAAAACTCTTGATGTATCTCCTGAAAAATTAGATTCTCTTAATAAGATTTCTATGCTTTTTGGTATACTACACCTCGATTTTTCAAGAGACTTTACCGTATTTGAAGGACCTATAGATGCAATGTTCATGCAGAATTCTATAGGACTTACTGGCGTAAAAAAGAACGTAGAAGATTTTGATGAACTTGATTCAGTAAGATATTTTTTCGATAATGATTATGAAGGAAAGAAAAAAATCATGGAGAAAATGAAGATTGGTAAACGTGGATTTTTATGGAAAAAATACATAGCTGATAATAGGTTAACTCGACACAAAATAAAAGATCTCAACGATCTAGTTAAAATCGCATACAAAGATAGAAACATAAACATAATCAACAGTATAAATTTATATTTTAGTGACAATCCTAGAGACATCATATATGTTTAAAGAAATTGACGTAATGGACGAACTCGATAAATTTTTTGAAGATGACGAAAAAAGTAAAAAGAGATACAAGATGCTCTTGAGGCTCGGTATTTCTACTGAATATGATGGCAAAGAAATTAAAATGGGAGAAGCTAAGAAAAAAGAAACAAAGAAAAAAATAATTAGAATACACCAAAAGGGCAAGGACAACGATAACATATTTTAATGAGCGAAACTACAAAAACAATATCAGAAAAAACCCAAGAACTTGATGAAAAGCTCATAGCTGACCGAGAAAAATGGTCAGGTAGAATATTAGAACTTGTCAAATGCTTAAAGGCTGTAGATCAATTGGCAGATTCTCAAGTGAATATGTTATCATATCGTCACATGTTGGTCGATCACATAACAGAAATTCAAGCTTTGATCTATAGGAAAAAAGGAGCTTACGAGATCAAATACAAAGAGAAATACATAGAATATAGCACCACAGGAAATTTGAAACTCAATGGAGGAGAAAAAGATAGGTTTGTAAAAGCTGATCTTATCCCTATGCAGACTCAAATTTCTTTTCTCGAATCACACCTCGACTTTTATCGGGAATGTATCAGAACGCTGGATAATTCAGCGTTTGCAATCAGAAACAGAATAAGATTGGCAGAGGATGATTTCTAAAAAAGAAAAAGAAAAATGGAACTAAGACTATCCGAAGATAGAAAGTTTTTAATCATAGACGAATGCACTGAAATCGAATATGACCAACTTAAGCTTTCTCTTACAAAGAGAATAGAAGGCTGGAGATTTCATCCACTCGTCAAAAAACGTTTATGGGACGGATACATCTCATACATTAAAGGAAATAAGATTCCTTCAGGACTTTGGAAAGAAGTGCTGGATATCGGCCAAGATTATAGCTTTGAAGTAAAAATGTCTGGCATTAAAAAGATTTTTGATGAAGACATAAAAGAAGAAGAATTCACCAAATGGGCTACTGATTTTTTTGCTAAGCATCCAAAATTTCAACCTCGTGATTATCAAATACAGGCAGCTTTTAGAATTCTTAAATATCGAAGATGCTTAGCCGAATTGGCAACTTCTGCAGGTAAAACTCTCATCAGCTTTATGGTGATAGCCTATCTCATAGAGGTAAAAAAGATGAAGAGAATTCTCTTTATCGTTCCAAACGTATCCCTAGTTCTTCAAGCAACGGAAGACTTTGATGAGTACAATCTCAAAGATCGAATTCCTCTTAAAATTCAACAAATATACTCAGGAGCAAAGATCAAAAAGAGCTCCAATATTGTAGTAGGTACTTATCAATCACTGGTAAAAAAAGCACCAGAATATTACGAAGAATTCGATGTTGTTATGGTTGATGAAACCCACAAAGCAAAATCTAATTCTATTAGAACTATAATGGATCTTTGCTGGCATTGTGATTATCGTTTCGGTCTTTCCGGTACTATTCCTAAAAAAGGCACTATTGATCGTCTGACACTTATGGCCTGTACAGGTCCTCTTATTACGAATGTAAGCGCATCATTCTTACAAGAACAAGGCCACGTATCACCTTGTAAAGTTCTCATATTAGAGATGGATTATGCAACGGAAGAACAGAAAGAGAGCTTTTATTTTCTTTCTAGGACGCCAGAAGATCGCAAAAACTTATTTAATCTTGAACAAAATTTCATCATTTCTTCTGATAGAAGAAAGAAATTCATAGTTGATATCATTGGAAAGACAAGTCATAATAGTCTTGTTCTTTTCTATCGAATAGAGCAAGGCGAAGCTCTCTATAATGCGTTAAGACAAATACCTGGAAAGGAAGTATATTATGTAGATGGTGGAACAGACAAAGACTTTCGAGAAATCTATAAAAAGAAAATGGAAAACAACGATAACGTGATACTCGTAGCCAGCTACGGTACTTTTTCTACAGGAATCAGTGTAAAGAGAATCCACAATATTTTTCTTACTGAAAGCTTTAAATCTGAGGTAATCATTCGTCAGTCTATAGGACGAGGATTAAGAATGCACGAAAGCAAAAACATGTTAAATATTGTAGATTTTGTGGACGACATGAGATATACTGGTGATGGCAAGGTTTATAAAAATTATTTGTATCGACATGCTGAAGTACGAAGAGAAATATACACAGAACAGAAATTCCCATATACTATTAAAAATGTGAAGTTTTAAGGGAATATATAGATCAAATTGACATAAACTAAAAAAAGAAATATGCAACCAATTCAAAAATTCTCAGACTTTCAGTCGAAGAAAAACGAAACAGCTCAAGCAGTAAAAGAAGCTGATCTGCAAAAAGAATACGGAGAAGTATTCGCGTCACTATTAAAGAAATATGACGTTAGCTCTCCAGCTGAATTAGATGACGACAAGAAGAAAGAATTCTTTAATGAAATAGGCGATCATTATACAGCAGGCGAAGGCCCTACAGCTAAAGGTGAAGAACTTGTTAAAAAAGAAGACGGCGAAGCACCTGTTAAAGAAGATGAAGATGAAGACGAAGGTGAAGGCGACGGTGGAAACGGTCATGGCGAAGGCGAAGAAGACAAGGACGAAGAAGAAATAATCAACAACGTTGCTTCTTTAGAATCTGAGGAAGAAGTTCCGGCTGAAGATGAAGAAGATAAAGAACCTAAAGAAGAGGTTGAAGAAGACACAGCTGAAGACATTGAAAAGGAAAAAGTAGCTCAAAGTGAGCCAGAACCTGCTGAAGGCGATGTTGAAAAACAACCTGAAGAAGTTGAAGCAGCTGCTGAAGTTGAAGAAGATCCAGAAGCTGGTAAAGCTGCTGAAATGGCTCCAGATGAAGACACTGCTAAAGAGATCGAAAAAGAAAAAGTAGAAGCTGGAAAACCTGAAAAGGTTGTAATGGATTTCGATTCTTTCGTTAAAAAGATGTCTTAACATACTCTACATTGAAACTTTTAACGTATACTTAACTATAAAGGGAGAGGCCAAAGCTTCTCCCTTTTTATATGCTAAATACTGATCTTAATAAGAGAAAACTCAAGTACGAATTTCTAAAAGACGGTTTCGTCATAGTAGATAATTTTTTACAAAGAGAGCATGCTGATCGAATATTTAATCATTTTGATCACGAGATGCCACAATGGTGGTGGTCAGTTAGTACTCGTCCAACTCCTAATGGAGAAAACAGAATGGACAACTGCTATTATAACGATGAAAATGCAGAAAACATTGATCAGAAGGAAAGAGCTGCTAGAGAAGCTTTTGCCAAAACTCAATTTTCTTATATTTTTAGAAGAACTCTGGATGATCATGTTCCAGATTGCAATTGTGTAGAATGCCAATTGAGAAAATATCTAAGCACTTCTGAAGTGCACAATTTCATAACTTCCATCACAGACATATCCGTAACTCAGAGCAATGAGCTCTTTGCATCATGGTATAAAGAAGGCGATTTTCTTTCAATGCATAGCGATGGTGACAACGGACAAATAGGTTTTGTGTACAACATTAGTAGGGCCTGGCGCCCTGAATGGGGAGGTATGCTACACTTTTTGAGACAAGGTGATCCTAATTATGTTGAGAAGGTGATCTCACCGAGATACAATGCTCTCGTTCTTTTCGATCTTTCTACGACCGCAGGTGCCGACCATTTCGTTTCTCATGTGACTACTTCACAAGCTAAAAGACTCTCCTTTACAGGTTGGTTCAAATAGCTTTCTCGTCTCGTCTCTTTTTTCTATCTTTTACTATGATGCTACAAGAGATATACAAACATGATCCCTGGAAAATGTTAGTCGGTTGCATATTGTTGAACCAAACTACCAGAACTCAGGTTGATAAAGTAAGAGAAGAACTTTTCTCAATATGGCCTACAGCCACTGAGATGGGATCGGCAGATCCTTCTAACCTTGCAGCAGTTATAAAATCACTAGGGCTCTATAATAGAAGAGCCAAGACCCTGATAAAATTTAGCCAAGATTGGACTCGTAGAAATTGGAAGGAGCCTATAGAATTACACGGAATTGGCAAATATGCACAAGACTCTTGGGAGATTTTTCAGAAAAACAACTTCAGCGTAATACCGACTGATAAAGAACTAATCAATTACCTTGCGCTCTTGAATAAATAAGAAATATGATAAGCAGCATACCGGAATTAGACAAGCTTTATAGAGAGCGAGGAGAGAACTTCTTAAAAGATCTCTTCGATTCATACGTAATTATCTCAGAAAAGATAAATGCTTCAGACTTTTATGTAATGAAAAAAGGTTCTTCTATCCTATATTTGAAGAAGAGTGAAGAGCCGATCAATCTCATTGACAGGACACTGGCTCTCTTTTATGAAAAGGGCATTCGTCATTTTGAAGAACTTTCGGCTGAAGCCAAAGCAAAGATGCCAGAAGACTGGCTGTTTGGCTTTGATTATTTTCCAGGCGAGGCCTCGATATATGGCAAAGTTCCTCCTTCAGGCCTCATACTTAGCAGGATTTTAATCAAATCACCAGAGACACTAAGAACTCTTAAGACGATAGAAGATCCGAGGGTATTATCTGAGTGGGCACATACTCTTAACGTACAGGAAAATCCTCCGCTATTTGCAGGTAAATTGGACGAAGAAAGAAAAGCCAAACTTCTTGAATTTCTTTCTACACCAAAAGACCAGTTAGAAGAAATACTCGGAACTGATTCTTTTTTCAAATATCTTTTTAGCATACTCGATCCTAAGGGTTATTATCTTTATCGACCTCTTTTATCAAATGATGAAAATGCAGTTATCGACTCTATTATTTTTAAATTTGTCAAGCCTGGCGGCGATAAGATAGTTACAGCCAAAATAGTAGATCCATACATGCATTCTCTTTATAGCAAAGAATCAAGCAAAAGAGGAACTGTTGATTCTGTATCAATTTTGATCTTAGATGTCTTAGAATATTTGGAGACTCACGGCTTAAAACCCGAAATGGCAATAGGTGAATTCCCAGACGAGAAGTACTTAAATTTAGTATGTTCAATCTATAACGATTACATGGAAGCCAAAGAGGATGATTTACAAAGATTAGATTTTGAGACTCGTGATTTTGCAAAAGCTGTTGAATATTCTTTAAATACTGAACTCATACCTAACGAAAAGACCAGAGAGATAGTATCTCGTTCAGTTAATAACAGCAAGATTTTTCAAATTATGTTGAATTCTTTGAGAAAGAAAAGAGACCCTGAAAGAACTAACGACGTTCTTACTCCGATGATCATAAAGGACTTTAACAAATTGATAGATAAAATCAAGGAGATCTCCGAAAAGAAAGAGACTTCAGAATTTAAGACTTTCGGAGATTACCTAAACAATAAAAAAGTTCTTGAAAATCTTTTCACAGAAGAAAAACCGATCAAGACTCTAATATCAAACGATCTAAAAATAGAATTATAATGAAACACGTAAAACTTTTCGAACAATTCGTCGAAAGTCTAAATGAAGGCTTTAAGAATACCAAAGATTTCGAAAAATTCTTGGAAGAAATTGATGGAATGGGAGAATCTCAAATCAAGAAAATCATGGGTAGAGATTACATCGATACACCTGGATTCTATTCCGATGAAAAGGATGAATATGATGACGTCATAGATTTCATGACATCAAATATGGGTAAATCTGAATTTGAAAAATTAAAAAAATACTGGGAAACTAAAGTTGCAGAATCTATCAACGAATCTAAGAAATTTTCAGATGCTTTTTCAGTGTTAGATTTTTTTGGTGGTGCATTACCAAATGATTATAATAAAGCTCGTGCGGTAGCCAGTAAAGCTGGGTACGATCTACCAACGTCTCTATATCATCAAGCTGCACAAATGGCTCAAGACGGAGAAACTGAAGATCTCCATGAAGGTCGTATAGCTATCAAACATGTATATAGCAACGCACCAGTTAGAAACAAGATTTTAGAACTCTTGAAGAGCGGCAAAATTAGCGAATCTGATTTCATGGATGCAGTATCTAAATCAGGTGCACCCTCTAAATGGGTCCAAAGAAATAGCCACTACTTCAAAATAGAAGAAGAGGACGGAGCTAAATTCTATTCTCTTTCTAAGATCGGTTCTACTATCGTCAATTCAATTAATGAAGCATCTCAATTTGGTAACCGTGCAGGTCTTACAAAAGAAGAGACTCTTAAGATAGCTCAAAAAGTTGCAGATGCTATTTCTAAAGTAGAAGGTGTTAAATGCACTGTTAATAAGAAGTCAGTTGATGAAGATTCTTTTGACCTAGATCTTGATGGTGAAGAATATGCAGGTGGTAGTTACAATTTATACGATAATGGAAATATCGTAAATCACGCAATTGGCAACGCAGTTAAAGAACCTATCTACGGAAACTGGAAAAAAGATGATGTTAATGCAATGATCAAAAAGATCAAAGCAATTGATCTTCAACTCAATGAATCAAGAGTTGAAATATTCGGAGATTTTGAAATTGATGAGAACCTCATCGTAGATCCTCTAGACGTCACTAAAGATTTTTTCTATGTGAGCATCAACGGAACAGTTTATGGTTATCAAGCAAAATCAGGCGGTAACGTAGAAGATTTAGCTAATACTTTCAAAGGAATGCTAAAATATTCTGCAGGTAAAGCTTTAGCATGGTTAAAGAAAAACGCTGAACTTGTTTCAGGCAGCAAAAAAGCTATTTAACAAAATGCCTAAATACGTAAAACTATTTGAAGAGTTTGCTGATGATTATCCAAAGAATAAATTCATTGAAATTCCAATTCGAAATGCAATGAATTATTCTTCTGAAATCTTTAGTTTGATTCAGACTGCATACGCGAACAAAGGAGGCAATGCTGAAATCAAGAAAGCAGATGATCTCAAAAATAGCGACATTTCATATTGGGTTCTGAAAGACATTGATCAAGATCCAGAAGCTGATGTTGTTTTTGGTGGAAAGTTTACTAAAAGCGGAATAAAGATCACTATCATCGGACAGGACGGTTCTTCAGATGCAAAGAAAGAAGTAATGAGAAAACTTACAGATCTCATGAAAACTGGAGGGTTTTATGCTGAATTAGACAAAGATCTTTCACAGAAATTAGGCATTGCATATATTAAAGATGAGAAGTTAATACGCTCAATCATCAACAAAGAACTTAAATACAATTCAGACGGTAGCTATGATAGAAAAATAGCAGGTCATACTCATACAAAAGTATTAGTAGGCAAACCGGAATAAAATTATACTATGCCAAGCACATCAAAAGCACAACAAAGACTCATGGCTCAAGCATACTCTCTTAAAAAAGGAGTTACTGAACCTGGTGATATCGATCCAGAATATAGAAAAGAAATTGAAGATCTTGCACAAGGAATGACTCAAAAGCAACTCAAAGATTTTGCTTCTACTAAACACAAAGGTTTGCCTGATAGAGTTAAAAAAGCAGACGAAGGTTCAGCTGCTACACCTGCTAATGTTAATGGCATGGGCCCTGTAACATTTCCTGGTGATCCTGGGACCATGAATCAGTTTCCAAGTCAAAAAGTAGGGTCTGGAGATATTCCGGCTTCATCAGCGCTAACAAAGAAAAATAAAAAGAAAAAAGTGGTTTTAGTAAAAATGTTTGAAGAGTTTCTTTTTGAAGCTTTCATAGAAGACCCAGGAGTAAAAGCCCAAATTGGGACATTTTACGAATTACAAGAACAAATCAAAAAACTCGAAGCTGAATTAGAAGAGAAAAAACTTCAATTTAAGCAATTCGAAGGTGATGTTAAGCCAATGATTGATGGCATGAAAGAAGTTGGAGATAAGCTAGCAGAGACCGAAGAATATCTTATTAAGGTATCTCGTTTCGGTGGCGAAAGAAAAGATGCATCTTATAAGACTGCTTTCGAAAATGCTCTAGGTAAAGTAAACGCTGCAACGAAGAGAGTTCTTGAAGAAGCACTAGAAGCAAGCAAGAAAGTAACTCAGGTAAAACATAGCTTCTCAATTGATAAAGTTGTAGCTGAAGCTTCTCTTTTCGATAAGATCAAATCTGCCATCAAAGGAGCCATCAACAAGCTTCTCGGAGTCTTTAAGAAAGAGAGCAAGACTATCGATGACGCTAACAAGGATCTCAAGAAACTTGTGTAAGAATTATCATATAAATCTTAAGAAAAAGAGGACTTCAAAAGAGTCCTCTTTTTCTTTGAAACCAATTGACAACTTCATCTATAATATTCACAAATAAATTATAGATGGCAAACATAGACAACAGCTGTTCTCAATTAGAAATAGAAGACTTGTACAGTCAATCAAAAGACACTCTAGGTGATGTTCTCAATCTTCAAACTGATACACAAAAAAATGTATACGGTTACGATTTTGAAAATATGAGCTTACGAGACATTATGAATTTTTGGCACATGAACACTCACGCATTGATTGATGAAGTTCATGAAGCTACTGATGCTCTAGGTGGAATCAAAGACGGCTCCGGAAATGCCATTTGGAAAAGATGGAAAAAAGACTATTCATCTTTTACAGACAAGAAATTCTCAGATCTTTCAGAATCAGATCAGTTGGAATGTAAGTTTGAAATAGTTGACATGCTTCATTTTTTCATGAACTACGCAACTTCTATCGGAATGACTTCTCAAGAAATGTATAACATGTACATGAGCAAGAATAAGGAGAATAGAGAGAGACAAAAAAGAGGATATTAAGAGAAACATTTTGAGGACGAGAGATAAAATAAAAATATGCTACTTGACGTACAACAAAGAGGCGCGAACCTTACAATATCGTATTATGACAAAGAAGGAAATACCAACTATAAAAAATATAGAGTAGATCAGGTTGCTAATTGGGAAGTTTGCGAAGGGAGGGATAAGAACAAATCTGATAAATTCACTAATTGGGATGGCCGTCCGGTAAAAAGAGTAGCAGGTAGAGGACTGGACAAATATTCTCTCATCCAATTTATAGATGAACTCTCTTTTGAAGAAACCGAAGAAATATTCGGATACAATTTACCTAAAACCTATTTTGTTGATATTGAAGTTGAGGTTAAAGATGGATTTCCGGAAGCAGAAAGAGCTGATACACCCGTAACAACAATAGCTATCGTAACACCAAATGCTCAGGTTATAGTTTTAGCAACTGGAGAGCTTGCACAGGATCAACAATCAAAAATTCAAAAAGATGTAGACGAATATTTTAAAGATACTGGAACTCGATTCAGTTTCGTCTATAAAAAGTTTGAGTCAGAATATGATCTTCTCTATACATTTTTTAAGTCTTTCGTATCTAAGTTTCCAATGGTCACAGGTTGGAACTTTATCAATTTCGATTGGAAATATTTGGTCAACAGGGCTTCTAAGCTCGCAATAGATCCGGCGATATCAAGTCCTGTGGGAGAACTCTGGGGTAAAGAGAATCTTCCTCTTCATGTAGGAATGATGGATTATCTAGAACTATACAGAAAATGGGATCGTTCAGATTTTATCAAGGAGAATTTTACACTCGATTCAACTGCTGAATCCGTAGTAGGACTAAAGAAAATCAAATACAACGGTACGATACAGGATCTTTACGAGAAAGAATATACTAAATACGTTTATTATAACGTTGTCGATACATGTCTCGTATATCTTATCCACCAGAAACTCAAGACTATGGACATTGCATTAACTATAGCAACGATGTGTCGTATCGGTATATACAAAGCAGCAAGTCCAGTAGCCGTAACTGAATCAATGCTTTGCAGAAAATTCTTGGAACAGGGCAAGGTCATGGCTAGAGATTTTTCAGGCGATTCAAAGAAAGATGCTCAATATGCAGGAGCTTATGTAAAAGCTCCTATTGTAGGAATGCACCGAGCTGTTGCATGTTTTGACTTTGCATCTCTATATCCTTCTATCATGAGACAGATTAATATCAGTCCTGAATCTTTCATACATAAGATAGATCCAGTTCTTGCCCAGAAAGAAAAGAGTCCTGATAAAATAGTTTCAGTCACAGGTGCGGTCTATTATAAAGAAGATTCAATTTTAAAGAACATTTTGACTGAGCTCTATACAAATAGAAAGGTCTATAAAGCTAAATCTAAAGAGCTTCAAATCGAAGCAGACGGGCTTAAAAAAGAAATTGAAAAATTGAAAAATGAGATCTGATTTAGCTTCTAACAAGATCGTCCAAAATATATAGAACAACTATGAAGCTATGTGTAACCACATATCAAAGACTATCTTTGTCCTTTTCGAAAGAAATAGGACTTTTTCCATACAAAAAAATTAATAATCAATGAATAACATCTTCGAAAAAAGAGTAAATATCTTGCCTTATGAATATCCTTCTCTTTTAGCTTACAAAGATGCGATACGCCACTCATATTGGATTCACACAGAATTCAATTTCACAACTGATATCGATGACTTTAAAACTAAAGTTTCCGATTTAGAACGTGAAGCGATAAAAAGATCTATGTTAGCAATTGCTCAAATAGAAGTTAACGTGAAAACATTTTGGGCTGATCTTTATAAGAGAATGCCTATTACTGAAATCGGCGATGTTGGAATGACTTTTGCTGAATCTGAAGTTCGACATAAAGATGCCTATGCGCAACTATTAAGAGTTTTAGGTTTAGAGGATGAGTTTCAAAATGTTGTAGAAATTCCTGCAATCAGAGACCGAATTGCTTACCTATCAAAATATCTAGATGGAACTCGTAGTAAAGACAATAAAATGTACACTAAATCAGTTCTTCTTTTTTCTTTGTTTATCGAACACGTAAGTCTTTTTAGTCAATTCTTGATCATGATGTCTTTTAACAAAGAAAAAAATTTATTTAAAGGAATATCTAATGTAGTAGAAGCAACAAGCAAAGAAGAAGAGATCCATGGTAATTTCGGTTCTGAATTGATTAATATTATAAAGACAGAAAATCCTGAATGGTTTGATGAAGAGTTCGAACAACTGATAGATTCTGCTTGTAAAAAAGCATATATAGCAGAAGAAAAAATTCTTGATTGGATTTTTGAAAATGGAGAACTGGACTTTTTATCAAAAAATACAATCAAGCAATTTATTCAAAACCGATTCAATAATTCTTTACAGCGAATTGGCATGAAACCTGTATTTGATGTCGACTTTACTGAAATCGAAAAAACCTTATGGTTTGATGTTGAAATACTTTCAACCAAAGAAGGAGATTTCTTTTACAAGAAATCAGTTGATTACAACAAGAAATCTCAGTCTATTACCGAAGACGATCTATTTTAAAATACAAATAACAAATAAACATGATATACGAAAAGAATTACTGGCTTAACGAAGACAGCAGAACATTCCTCTCGAGAGGTTACATTACGGAATCTCCGGAACAGAGAATTAAAGATGTAGCTAATACCGCAGAAAGATACCTGAAAATCGAAGGGTTTGCAAAGAAGTTTGAGGACTACATGAGCCAAGGATTTTATAGTTTATCAACACCAGTTTGGATTAACTTTGGAAAAGACAAAGGACTTCCGGTAAGTTGTTATGGAAGTAATATTGACGATAATTTAGATAGTATCTTAAATGCAAGTAGAGAAATTGGCATGATGTCTAAATATGGTGGAGGAACTTCTGCATTTTTAGGGAAAATTCGATCAAGAGGATCAATAATTTCTACTGGTGGAAGAGCAGATGGACCTGTTCACTATGCTAGATTATACGACACTACAGTAGATGTTTGTAAGCAATCCGAAGCTAGAAGAGGAGCATGTGCAGTTTGGTTACCTGTAGAACATAATGATATTTTAGAATTCTTAGATATTGGAACTGAAGGAAATCCTATCCAAAATTTACAATACGGAGTTACTGTAACCGATAATTGGATCCAGGAAATGAAAGATGGAGATTCATCTAAGCGTAAAACTTGGGCTAAAATAATTCAAAGACGTAGCGAATTTGGATTTCCGTATATCATGTTTAAAGACAATTCAAATAATAATTCTCCCTATAAAGAACTAGGTCTTGATATCACTGCAAGTAACTTATGCAGTGAAATTCAATTACCAACAGATTCATTTAATTCATTCGTATGTTGCTTAGGTTCTATTAACCTTTTACATTGGGATGAGATTAAAGAAACTGATGCTATCGAAGTTTATACGATGTTTTTAAACGCAGTGATGGACGAATTTGTTTTAAAATCTTATAATATGCCAGGTATGAAAAGGGCGTGGAGATTCGCAAACGAACATAGAGCATTAGGATTAGGTGTTTTAGGATACCACTCGTTGTTTCAATCTAAATTAATTGCTTTTGATTCATTACAGGCGAAAGGATTAAATCACGAAATCTTTTCAATCCTAAAAGAAAAGAGTGAAATAGCATCAAAATGGTTGCATGATGAAAGGGATTATCGATCAATCAGACCTGGTTATGCAAACACGACACTAATTGCAATCGCTCCAACCAAAAGCAGTTCATTTATTCTAGGGCAGGTTAGTATGGGTATTGAGCCAATCAAATCTAATTATTTTATTAAAGACCTGGCAAAGTCAAAAACTATCTATAAAAACCCGTTCTTAATTGCAGAACTTGAAAAGTATGAGTTAAATACACCAGATGTTTGGGAAGGAATCTTAAAGCGCGATGGAAGTGTACAGCATTTAGATTTTCCAACAAAAGAAGTTTTTAAATCATTTGTTGAAATTAGTCCAAAAGAAATAGTTGTACAAGCGGCCCAAAGACAAAAGTTTATTGATCAGTCTCAGTCTTTGAATCTAATGATCCACCCTTCAGTGCCTGCTAAAGATATTAACCAATTATATCTTTATGCACATGAAGAAGGCATTAAAACTTTATACTATCAATTTAGTCAAAGTTCAGCACAGTCATTTGCAAGAGATATAAATTCATGTTCAAGCTGTGAAGGATAAATAGTCTACATTCTTTTTCTTTTTCATTAAAAAGAACTAGATTTGAATAACTTAAAAAAATTAGTTTATGAGTAAAACATTCGAACAAATCCAAGAGCTTATAAAAGCTACGCAAGATGATGTGGATAAATTCTTCGTTAAAGGCAATAAAGCTGCTGGTACCAGAATTAGAAAATCTATGCAAGACCTTAAAGGGTTAGCACAAGATCTAAGATTAGAAGTACAGAATTCTAAAAAAGAATCAGACGCTACCGATAAAAAATAGATAGATTTGAATTAAGTTTGCATCCTAAAAATGCTCGGACATTAGTCCGGGCTTTTTTTTGCTTAAAATGAAACAGTAGAACGTTTTCTAATAAAATACTAAATCAAATCATAAAAATGGAACTCAAAATTAAAAAAATCAATGGAATCGAATTCCAAGCTTTCGTAAAGAAGTTGCTTTCGATTGACAAGTTTATCTTCATGAAGCTGTCACCAGACCAGATCACGTCGTCGGTCTATCTTCCTCAGAAAGATGCTGTAAAACTTACTTCTCTAAAGACTTCTGAAATGTTTGAAATCGAAGAGCCTGCAAAGTCTCCTATCAAAATTTCTTTCTTTAATGGAAATAAAGTGATAGATGCACTTTCTCATTTTGGAGAAGAGGTATCAGCTAAAATTTCTTATCAAAAGACAGGCGAAGATTTAGTAGCTACTGACTTTACGGTAGAAGACGATAATCTAAAGATCAATCTTTATTGTGCAGATCCAAGCCTTAATTTCATGGAAATGACAGACGATGAAATTAAAAGAGCATTCGGCTCAACAGGTAAAGTATTCAGCTTTGAACTTCTTACTGTCCATGTAGACAAGATGAAATCTCTATTCAAACTAGAAGATGACAAAGAACTTTTCAAATTCAAAGCATCTGACAAAGGTGTACATGTATCAGGTGAAAGATATGATGCAGTTCTTACGCATCAAGTTGAAATTCACGATGAAAGTGTTACTGAAGTTAGCATTTACAAAAAATACATTCCAATCTTAGACAAAGAAAACTATAAGGTTGTTATTTGCGAGAATAAAGTTATTTTTAGATCTTTGGACACTAACACTGTTTTAACGGTTGCAGTTGCCATAACAGATGATAATGAGTAAAAGAGACCAATTAGCGCAATTACAAGAAAAACTTGCAGAAGTAGAATCTGAAGCACAAAAATATTACAACTTTGAACAAGCTGTAAAATTAATGCTTAACTCCATCTATGGAGCATTCGGTAACGAATGGTTCTACTTTTTCAATGTTGACATAGCTGAAACGATAACACTTCAAGGTCAGGATGCAATCCTCTATACTGAGAAGATGATTAATCGATATTTTCAAGAATATTGGGCTAAGGATAAAGAACTACACTCTAAGATGAATATTGAAGTAACTGGCCAGATTAAAAAACCTATAGTCATTTACATCGATACTGATTCTTGCTATCTAAGTTTTCAGGAAGTTTTAGAAAATTGCACATGGACCGGAAACGAAAAAGACTTCGTATTGAATTTATACGAAAATCGATTAGCTGATTTCAATAATAAAATTCTGGAAAAATACGCAAAAGATCTTAACGCTGAAAACTTTCTCAATTTTGAACTTGAAACCGTTGCAAAAAATGCTATTTGGCTGGCAAAAAAGAAATACATGCAGAATATTGTTTGGAAAGAACCTAATATTCATTATGAGCCACTATCTAAAATCAGCGCCAAAGGTTTTGAAATTATTCAATCTAGCACACCTCTCTTTGCTAGAACTAAGCTTAAAGAAGTATTAAAGTTTATTTTTTCTGTTGATAAAGTAGAACTCGGTGACATTGTCAATCTCTTAAAAAAAATAAAGAGAGAATTCAAGTTGGCCAATACTGAACACATTACTTTTAATGTGAAGATCAACAATTATAGAAAATACATTCTTTCAGATTATCAGCAATTTGAAATAGCTTCAGGTTGTCCGATTCATATCAGAGCTGCGGGTTACTACAATTTTCTATTGAATAATAGTAAATATAAAAACCGTTACAAAACCCTCTCAGATGGCGAGAAAGTCAAATACTATTTAAGCAAGGATAAGAGCTGCAATGTATTTGCATTCCCACCTGGTGATTACCCAATAGAATTTGCACCTATGGTAGATCATGATTATCAATTCGAACGATGCATAATCGATCCTATTAATAGAGTCATATATGCAATGGGTCTTGGCACACTGGATAGAAATCTGGTATATTCTTCTTCTGTTTTCTAAAACGAAACAAATTTTTAATTTACTGTACAATAACAATAACAAATAAGAAATTATGTCTAAGGCATTTACATTTGACGACTTAAATAAAGAGCTTTCTAAGATCTCAACATACGGAGATACTCTAGATAAAAGTGAAGTAAGCACGGTTGATCATTACATCAGTACTGGTAACTACGCATTGAACGCAGCTTTAACAGGATCAGTTTGGGGAGGATTTCCTAATAACCGATCTATTGCGATAGCAGGACCTTCAGGAACTGGAAAAACCTATCTAATCTTAAACGCTGTAAGAGAAGCCCAAAAGCTAGGCTACTCTATCATTTATTATGATTCTGAGAATGCCGTAGATAAGAGCCTAGTAGAAAAATTTGGAATTGATCCAGCTAAATTAAGATATGAACCATGTAACACTGTTCAAGAATTTCGTTCTAGTGTCACTAATCTAACAAAGATGATGTTAGACGCGAAGAAGAAAGGATCTGAACTTCCAAGAGTGATGGTCATTTTAGATTCTGCTGGTAACTTGGCAACTCAAAAAGAAATTGATGATGCAGCATCTGGATCAGATAAATCAGATATGACTAGAGCAAGACTCTTAAAATCTACATTCAGAATTTTAATGACTCAACTAGGAATCTGTAAGATACCATTTCTTTTCACAAATCACGTATACCAAACACAAGATCTTTTCAGTAAGACTGTCGCAGGTGGTGGTACAGGACCTGAATATGCAGCTTCTATTATTTTGTTCTTGAACAAAGCCAAATTAGCTGATGGTAACTCAACTGGAATTATTGTTACAGCAAAACCAAATAAAAACAGATTTGCTAAGCCGACACCGGTTAAATTCTGGATCGATTTCAACAAGGGTATGAATCCTTATGTTGGTTTACAAGAATACATTAGCTGGGATAATTGTGGCATTCAAAGAGGTCGATTCATTTCAGAAAAAGACTTCACTAAGATCACAGAAAAAGAGAGAGAAACTTGCAGAAAGCACACATACAAAAACGATAAAGAAGATGAAGTTACAGTTTATTTCATGCCATCCGAAACTGCTCGTAAATTATGTGTTAAACATCTTAACGATACTGTAGATTTGAACATGTTATTCAAGCCTGAGGTAATCACTAAAGAAGTTTTGGATATATTGGATGAAAAAATTATCAAGCCTCTGTTTAGCTATGGCGTAGACGAAGATTTTGATGATGATACTGAAAAAATACTCTCAGATACTGATGAGATTGCTGATCAACTGACAAAAGAAAATGAGTAATATCAATTGGAACAAAGTCAAGATAAAACACGTACTTGGTATAGCCAAAGATTTACCAGGCTATCCTGATGAGCAAGACTTACTATTCCACATTATAAAAGAAATGGGCGATAGAAAAGATCCATCATTCACAGATATACAATTGGCTGCACAGTTATCCAAAGATAAAGAGAAGATTAGAAGTCTTCTCTTTATTCTTTCAAACGAAGAATTCATAAAGATAACTAAAGTTACAGATGAAAAGATGATAGTCAAAGTGGCTAAAAATCCGTATTTGTAAACTTAGTTCATCTTTCATCTATAACAATTATAAAAAGGCAAAGCATGGATCGCTACGGTGTAGATTTCGAAAAAATATTCTTTCTTTATTTCTTAAAGACTCCTTTATTACTTGAAAAAGTTTATGAAGGTTTCTTTCGAAATCCTGATATTGACATATTGGCGAAAGTATCAAAGCAGTTCATGATCAAATTTTCAGAAACTCCTTCCAAAGAACAACTGAAAATTCTTATTAAAGATATTAAAACAAAAAGACAGCTAGACGATGATATCGTGGAAGCAATCTTTCAAACTGATATCAAAGAGTATGATGAAGATTGGTTAAAAAGAACTACCGAAGCCTGGGTAAAATGGCAATATTTCGATAAAAAATTAATCTCTGTTGTAGAATACGTTAAACTACAGGATGTAAGTCCTGATAACGTAGAGAATGTAGTTAACCACGCTATAGGCTTATTGAATCAAGGCTCTCTTTCATTTGATGATAAATTCGGATTAGACTTCTTTTCACCAGAAGATCACTTACAATTAGAAGGTCAAAAGATCCAATCAGGTCTAACTTTCATTGATAGACTGACAAACGGAGGTTACGATCCAAAGGCTCTTATCGTTTATGCCGGAGAGCAAAACGTAGGAAAGTCAATTTGGATGGCCAACGACGCTGCAAATTTTGTAAGAATGGGTTACAATACGGTTTATGTAACTGCTGAGATGGCGGCAGTTAAAGTTCTCAAGAGAATTGGAGCTAATTTACTTGGAGTTCCAATGTCTGAATATCAAGCAAAGAGTGCTGATAGAGATTTCATGAAGAGAAGATTAGAAAGAATTTCAAACGGACTAATGCCTCCTGGTAAATTATTTGTAAAAGAATTTCCTACGAGTCAAGCAACTGTATTAGAGATAGAAAACTTTTTAAAGGGCTTAGAAGAAAAACAAGGATTTAAGTTAAAAGCGATTATCATTGACTATATCAATATTCTTGCAAACTATAGAAATCCAAATAGCGAAAATACATATTTAAAGATCAAGCAAATCGCAGAAGATCTAAGAGCTATGGCTGTTAGAAATGATTGGTTGGTCATAACAGCTACACAGCTTACTCGAGGTGCTTGGGATGCTTCAGAAGTTACCATGCAAAATATTGCAGAATCAGCAGGTCTTGCACACACAGCTGATATGATGTATGCTATCATTCAAGATTCTATGATGCATGCTGCAAAAGAATATTGGTTAAAAGTCTTAAAGATAAGAGACGGGGAAGGCAAAGGGACTAAGTGCAGATTCACTATAGACTATAACTACATGAAGCTCTCTGAGACTTCAGACATAATTACAAATCAATCATGATAGAAAACGAAGAAGATACATTTAGAGATGATGAGCTTGACGAAATAACACAAGCTGTCGATATCTTCGATGATAAAGAAGAAAAGGTTTATGATGAACCCGAAGCGGACGAAGTTGATGGAGATGGTAATCCATTAAGCCCTCTTAAAGTTAAAGTTGATAAAATATTTGATAACACTTATGGTGATATCGAACATGAAAGCTATGCAAAAGTCAGTTTTGCTGTAGACAGCAGCTTTCACTCTTACGATCATCCTGAAGAAAAATTGCATGATAGATTACTTTTTCAACAGGTACATGCACTAATAGAAAATTCTAAGTTTTCTGTTCATAATTTAATTGATGAAAACTTAAAATACCAAAAATTAAACAAATTAGAGATGAATGAAGTGTTTGGATACGTCTCTTCTAATCTATTAAATATTAGAAGAATTGACATTTTCTCACACTTAACAGATTATTTTGACATTGCACCAGCTAAGTTTTATTCATCTCTTTCGAATAAGTACAAAAACGAACTGATTAACGAGCTCGACAAAGCCACTAATGTTTTAGAGAAGAAGAAGATCAGAAAATTATTTTAAAATGATGAAGTTTGAAGAACTAACTGAAGAAGATATTCAGCATCTAGCCCAAGTGTATTGGGATCGCGAGAAAACATACGATGCACGTATGGTTGAACTCAGCAAACTTATCGGCAAGTCTGAAAGAACTGTTCAGATTTGGCTATCAAAATTAGGCATCAAGGAAAAGTCTGATCAGGAATCTCCTCAGCTTATCGAGGCTCGAAAAAGAATATTTGACAAAAAGAAGAAAAGATTTATCGTAACATGGGCACAGAATGATACGCCTGTACATGAGGCTTTCATCTCTAATATTGAAGCATACGCAGAAAAGATAGACGCAAGCATACATGTTATAGCAGGACGATATAAAAATCCCACGTCAATTTTCACCGATAAAAACTATGAAACTTGGTCTGACAGGATAGCACAATATCTTGATGCAAATCGTCACGAGATCCATAAACACATGTGGATAATGTCAGACGTAAAAATTCAACCTACAGCTGTAGATCCTATGACTGGATTACAGGGTATGAGTGGAATTAACTCTTGCATTTTTGGCTCACCTAAAGTTCAATTGGAAATGATTCCTGTTTTACAAGAATGTATGCCAAAGATGATGATTACGACAGGTGCATGCACCGAAAAGAATTATACAGATTCTAAATCAGGTAAAAAAGGAGAATTTCATCACACGCTAGGCTTTGTTATTGTAGAAATAAAAGATAAAGACGTCTTTTTTGCTCGCCAAGTTACAGCTGAAGAGGACGGCAACTTTCATGATCTTTACTATCAGGTAGAATATGACATGAATAAGAGCAAAAGCGTTATTAACGAAGTTAGTTCTATCTCGGCTTTGATTCTAGGTGATCTTCACTATGGCCAACATGATGAAGTGGTCATCAAGAAGACATTAGAAATGATGAAAAAAATCAAGCCTGATCACGTTGTTCTTCACGATGTGTTTGACGGACTTTCTATCAATCATCATGAAGCTAATGATCCGTTCTTGCAATTTAAAAGAGAGTCAGATGGCACTAATTCATTAAAGAATGAAATAGATGCAATGCTTCAGGGCTTGGAATCATTTAAAGACTATAATGTCACTGTAGTAAGAAGCAACCACGATGATTTTTTAGATCGATGGTTAAAGAACACTGATTGGCGAAAAGCCAATACCATGAAAAACTCTATAGAGTACATGGAATACAGTTACCTATTGCTTAGAGGCGAAGCTCCTAACGGGATAATTCCATATCTTATCAACAAGAAATTTCCACAGATGAAAACGTTAGGCCGCAATGATAGTTTTGTGGTAAATAAGTGGGAACTTGGTCAGCATGGAGATATCGGTTCTAATGGTTCAAGAGGATCTCTCTTACAGTTTAGAAAACTTAATACTAAAATGGTGGTAGGCCATTATCATTCACCTGGTCGAAAAGACGGCGCTCTTTCAGTAGGAACTTCTACCAAACTTAGAGTTAATTACAATATGGGTCCTAGCTCTTGGCTTCAGTCACATGTAATAATTCATAAGGACGGTAAAGCACAACACATTAATTTTGTCAACGGCCAATTTACAACCTTTAAATGAAAATAAACGCAGAAAGAATAATTTTCACATCAGATTGGCATTTTGGAATTAGATCAAATAATCTAGAGTGGTTTGAAATAGCTAAAGATTACTTCGAGAATTTCTTTTTGCCTTGGCTGGATAAAAACGTAAAAGAGGGTGATGTTTTTTATTGTCTAGGCGACGTATTTGACAATAGACAAACCATGAATCTAATGGTTGCTAGTTATGCGATCGATCTGTTTGAAAGAATAGGCCAACGTTTACCAGTATACATCATAGTTGGAAATCACGACATATACAGAAAAAATACAAATGATATTTCTTCTGTTGATATTTTAAGGCACATTAAAAATGTCACAGTTTACAAAGAACCTGAAGTACATGAATTCAAAAATGCAAAATGTCTTCTTATGCCTTGGCGAAGAGACAAAGATCATGAAAAAGAAACACTATCGTCTTTTAAGAAGATAGATTATGTTTTTTGTCATTCTGAAGTAAGAGGACTCAGAACAAATCCAAACCCCTACGTATTACATGAAGGTGGTAATTCAATAGAAGTTTTTAGTGATTACAAAGGCATGTATTCTGGACATATTCACTATTCTCAACGCAATAAAAACGTTACATTTGTAGGCAATATTTTTCAGATGACCCGATCGGATAGAAATAATCCAAAAGGCATTTGGACATTAGAACCGAATACAGGAGTAGAAACTTTTCTGGAAAATGATTATTCTCCTAAATTTGTAAAACACACAATAGAGTCTCTTTTTGATAAAACTATAGAAGAGTTAAGAGAAGAATTTAAAAATAATTTTGTAGACATAAAAGTTGATAGAGCTACTTTTTCTAACTATAACGTAAGTCTTCTTTTAAATCTGCTTGAAGGATCAGCCCGAAGCATACAAACT